CTCCAAAGATAGCAATATCCGACGAGCTGTGTGGAATTTATAATATTGCAAAAGCAATAAATAAAACCATGCTCAGGGATCGCTACGCAACGTAGCGCCTTCACAGGTTTTCCATGCCCAATTAACGGTCCATAAAGGAATATTTGGATATCCTCATGTACCGCAAATGTGACATCCTCTCGATATCATACGTCCAAAGAGGCCGATCCTTATTAGCACTAACAAGAAATTGTAATGCTTTTAAAGATTCGGTTCTAGGAAGTTTGTTATCTGTACCTCCCACCATCTTTGAACGGAACCTTTCAACGAGTTTTTGACGCTCGCTAAAAGAATCCCACTTCTCTTTCATATGGAGAAGTTCTTCAATAGGTAGATGGGCAATACCCGGCTTTATCTTATCTCAGAGTTCGTTGTAACCGTGGAATCAATGATCCACAGTTCAATAAACACTTTGATAAAGACGCTGAGGTCATACAAGACTCTGGGAAATTCTCCCCATGGGCCATTGTAATTTCCTTGCCTCTTTTGGAAGCGCCGGAAGGAAAGTTTCCACGATTTCCTCTACTAAAGTATCTCTTCCTTGGAATTGAGTAACTTTTCCCTTCTGAGTAAGAAGGTAATTGGCTACTGAAATCTTTTGGAAAGGATGATCCATAGTAAAGGACATATCAACTAGCGGTTTCTTACTTAAGACTATCTCGTCAGCACTTTTATTATGTAAAAGGCACGTGATCAAGTATTCTAAGTAAGTTATATTTTGCGAGTTCAGGATATTCTTGATATAATTATTAGATGCTATGGATGCAGATCCAAGCGTTCTAAGTAATTCTTCTCAAGAAAGTCCTTTGCTTTTAGACGAAGTCACCAGCATGGTTAGCAAAGCGATTAATGTAAACCCATAATCACCTTGCATACCAGGCCGGAACAATGACAAGTTCTTGATATACCTTATAGGATGAGCAATCCTCTTAGTTCTCAATAAGTAAAGTAAAATATTTACTCTACCCATACGAGTCCTTTGAGAAATGAACATCTTTCAAGGAATAGCAGAAACCGTCTCGCCCTTATAAGATGAGACTTTTGCAAATTCAAAACTTCCGTTATTAGAGATGACAGATTTAGATAAATTAATATCTACACCTAACATACTCATAAACTGAAGATAAGAAGAAGCAACTTTCTCATCAAATAGGACTATATCGTCTCCTAGGAGCTCATACTCACTATATCAATCGAACCGGGCCGTAGGGTAAACCTCCCTATAGCACGCTTGAACGATCATATGATGAGTAAGAGCTAGCATACCTCACGATGATAGAGCTCCCATTGGCTGACCTACTTTATATCTTAAAGATTTTGTAACACCTTTACCAAGGTATTCATCATGCTTCAAGACGTAATCTCGATCAACCAGAATCTTTGCTCATAATTCAGCTCTTTTGAATCCAATAAGGGTTCCAAGAACAGAAATTTGAACAGAGATCGGTAGCCTATCTGTCGCAGCGGAAAGATCGTAACCAAAAGATTTCCCAAAACGACGGGCTTTTTCCTTAGCTCTCTCTACTGAGAGGCCTTGGTCAAAGGTTCCATCGTTCGGTAATTTCTTAAGGAAAGCGAAAATAAAGTCATGCAACGGTTTTAACATTGACTGAGTTCAAATGTCGACCATTGCAAAGACTCTAACTTTCCCTGCAGCTTCCTCTTTTGTCGACAGCTTTCCTAAAGGAAGAGCTGGCGGCACCGAGTCCACTTGCAATTCAGAGCACATGGTAAAGTAAGCTTTAAATCTTGCGAAACATCATTGATCCCCCATGTATTCATTAAAATATGAAAACATTAAAGGAAAATGTGTACGAAGAATTAAAGGAGTTACAAACCATGAACCCCAACTCACAGACATGTGAGGTGATGCTTTCTCTATCGGCAATAGCCAGACTTCTTTCTCGAAGATACGGAAATCAAACCGGTCTAAGAACTTACCTACAACATAGGAAAGTTTATTAGATCCCATTTGAAGACCATATTCAGAGGCAGTTGTCTCCGATGTTATGGTGCTTAATTTAAGAGTACCAGGAATCTTGATTATCCGGTAAATGGAAAACAATGTTAACCATCACTGAATAACTTCAGAATTCCCCCGACGTATTGACCTTCGGTCTTCTATAGGTATATACCTAGGAAGTCCGTTGGCCAGCCGAGGTAACATCAGGGTAGGCTCTATCTCCCGTAAGGAAGATATTGCGCTACCAGCTATGTACTTTTGGATAGCTAGGGTAGAACTCTTCAAATATTTAACCGTAGTACTAGGACCATGTCTTTTGGACATGACCAATATGTACTTGGTAAACATTTGGAGCTGTTTAAGGCGCCGTGTTACCTTCACTGTTCGAGGAAAGACAGCGTATACAATACGCCATCCTAAACCTCTTACCAGTGCTGGTAATTCGTGTGAATTACCTAGCGAAACCATTGGTTCCGACACATTGCTATCTTTGAAGCTCTTTAGAATTGAAATGAATTTTGTATATTTCATATATAAATTTATTAGATTCTTCTGAGCCTTTCGGCTGGAAAACTAGCTCGAAATTAGTTAAAGATAAAGTAGTAGAAGTACCGTTTAGGAGGTATAGATCCCTCCCTGTACGACGTAACTCATATCTGAAACAAAATTTCAGGGCTGCTTCTTGTTAGATTTATATCAAAACAAGGACAGTTTAAAAGCCTAAAAGATTGGCGATGTGACGTCCCAACTCCGCTGTTCCCTATTGGGGACGGCAGGTCAGAAGTCACTAGCGCTCGCAACCGATCTGGAATACACTGGTATGTATTCTGATCTTCGATTGCTAGAATGACAAACAAATCCGGGAGTCTGAGCGAGAATCCCTGCACCAAAAGTGCAGTACTCACCAGTCCCATCAAGGTTCGCCTTGAAAACCACAAGGGTTTTCCAGTTATTCTGTAACTGGAGTTTCCTCGGAGATTAACATCTCCG